TAACCCGTCTTCGGAAAATTATCCAAGCGCGGGAGTAGTCGCACACCTTCTTTGGGGAAGTGGCCCGAGCAAGGCGTCAGCGCGTCGAGCTTTGAATTATGCCGAAGGCGTTGTAAGTAGACTAGAAGAAGAAAATCGCGCAAGCGTTAGCCAAGAAAGCGAGCAAATGGCAAAGATAGAAAAGCGAACTAACGAAGTAAAGTTCGAACTAAGAGCGGTCGAGGGTGGCGACGGAATGACGTTTACCGGATACGCCGCAGTCTTCAACTCTCCAAGCGAACCACTTCCGTTTATCGAACGGATTGCTCCGGGCGCATTCAAGCGTTCGCTAAAAGCCCGTAACGATATCAAGCTTCTATGGAATCACGACACCGGAAGCGTTCTAGGTTCTACACGCGCCGGAACTCTAAAGCTAGAAGAAGACTCTCACGGACTACGGGTAACCGCTATGCTCCCTGAAACTTCTCTCGGGAAAGACGTTCGGACTCTTGTTCAACGCGGTGATGTATCAGCTATGTCTTTTGGATTTTCAGTTCCGGCTAACGGGGATTCTTGGAATACGGAGGGAACAGAAAGAACTCTCCGCTCCGTAAGGATTCACGAAGTGAGCATTGTCGCGTTTCCCGCATACAGTCAGACCGCAGGAACCGCAGCGGTTCGTTCTTTTGACGGAGTAGCAAAGCGCGCAGAGGTAGACGCAGATGAATTAGCAGACGCTATGCTTGCTATCGAAGACGGCAAAGACTTATCTCTAGTTCAGTCGGAACTTCTTACTAAAGTAATTCAGCGACTAACCCCGCAAGAAGTAGCAGAAACGGAAGATAACTCGGAAGAGCTAACCGCGCTAGAACTAAAGAAGAAGAAGTTTGAACTACTAATGAAGAGGCTATAAATGGCAAGCAAGGAAGCAATCAAAGAGGCAATTCTAAAAGCTTCAGGTAATCCCGAATACGGAGTAGTTACTGATAATGTAGAAGCTTGGGCGCAAGCAATCTGGGAACTTGACAACGAAGTCAAGCCTAAAGAAGTTCGCGTCATAGAGGCTAAAGAAACCCGATAAGGGCCGTCGAGGATTTCCCCCTTTCTCTCGACACGCAACCCCGCCGTATTCCTTTCCGGCGGGGTTGCTCTTTGCCCGGGTTGTTAGAATATAACTAATGGGTCGAGTCAGCTCCCCGTTGCTACCGTATGAGTTAGCTCGACGGAATCCAAATCAAAATAACTAAGGAGAAACAACTATGTCTGACTTCCTAAAGTCACAGGTTGAGGCTCGCAACAATCTAATCGAACAGGCTCGTGGCGTTATTGAGTCTGCCGAATCAGAGAAGCGCGGGTTGTCTGCTGAAGACCAGCAGAAAATCGACCGTATCGAAACAGAGATTAGCCAGCGCGACGCAGCTATCGACACCGCAAAGAAACTAGCAGAGCGCGAAGAGCGCGCAGTAGACGCAGCCCGCGAGTCCTTCGTTCCTTCGAATGAAGTTCGCAACGACAGCGACATTCTACGCGCAATCGCAAATGGCGAAGTTCGCTCACACATCTTCGGCGCAGAGAAGAGAAGTCTTGTTCCTTCAGACAATACTGTTCCAAAAAGTTTTTATGACGAGGTGTTTTCTGTGGCCAGACAGGCCGGCCCTATGCTTCAGGTCGCACAGGTCATCAACACCGCTTCTGGTGAGCAGCTAACCATTCCAACTCTTACCGGATACTCAACCGCAACTATCAAGTCTGCTGGTTCAGCTATCTCGGACTCAGAGCCAACATTCAGCTCAATCGCTCTATCAGCATTCAAGTATTCATTCTTGGTTCCTGTGGCGAATGAACTTCTAACAGATGCCGGTTTTGACATCAGCTCACTCATTGCTGAGCAGGCCGGTAACGCCATCGGATTCGGAGTAAACACCGGACTAACCGTTGGAACTGGAACTGTAGAACCGACTGGTATCTTCACAACCGGAGCTTCCGCTGTAACTGGTGGAACCGGTGTGTCAGGTGCTCCAACTTACGAGAACCTTGTGGACCTTGTCTATGCTCTAGACGGCGCAGCAAGAATTCTGCCGGGTGTCGGATTCCTGATGTCCAAGTCTGGTCTTGCGGCAGTTCGCAAAATCAAGGACGGCGCAGGAAACTACATCTGGTCAGGTAACGCAGTTCTAGGTCAGCCGGACACAATCCTTGGATACCCAGTATTCGAGAACCCGGCCGCACCGACAGTTGCTGTTGGCGCATTTAGCATTGGCTATGGACACCTTCCAAGCTACAAGGCTCGTGTTGCTGGAGGAATCCAAGTAGCTCAGTCATCTGATTATGCCTTCAACGAAGATGTGACCACATTCAGAGTCACCGCTCGCGTGGATGGAAAATTGACTCACGCAAGCCACTTCGTGAAGTTCAAGGGTGGAGCAAGCTAAACACTAGCTCTCAAAGACTGGAGAGGTCGTCGGACGGTAGGGTTCCGGCGACCTTTCCTTTTGTCTTTTTCAAGTGCTAATGTTTTTCTATGACTCCTACAAAATCAAAGAACCCCGCTAACCGTGAGCAGTTCAACGGAACGGTTACTCTCTACTCCAACTCCCCAGACCAACCGACCGGGTATGGTCAGCAAGCCCGCTATTTAGTAGACCGTCTAAAGCGTCACGGCTTCGACGTCGCAGCTCTTTCTAATTACGGACTTGAAGGAATCAAGCGTGAACTCGATACGCCGTATGGAAAGATTCCTCACTTTGCTCGAGGCTTCGATATGTATTCGAACGACTCGGCTCCGATAGACCACAAAACTTTTTCGGCTTCAAAGCCAAACCAACCTAACGCTATGCTTACGCTCTACGACGTATGGGTTCTTACCAATCCTGCGTTCAACGATATAGACATTTTTAGTTGGGTTCCCCTTGACCACATTACGCTACCTCCTCGAGTCGAACAGTTTCTAAGAAAAGAAAAAGTTACTCCGGTTGCTATGGCTCCCCACGGAGTTCGACAAATGGAAGCTAAAGGAATTGAATGTAAGTATGCGCCTCACGGAATAGATACTAAAGTTCTAAAGCCGACCTTTGAAATAAACGGCGAGTCCGTAGAAGAACATATGGGAACTAAAGACCGCTTCGTTGTAGGAATGGTAGCCGCAAATAAAAGTTCGGGCCTAGTCCACCGGAAAGCGTTCTCAGAAAATCTACTTGCCTTCTCTATCTTCCAGAAGAAGCACCCGGACGTTATGCTCTATCTTCACACCGACCCAGTTTCTAAAGGTATTGGCTGGAATCTCGTTTCGCTTCTTCAAAGCTTGGGCGTAGATAAGAACGACGTTGCCTTTCCAAATCCGTTTAGTTATCGCTATGGAATCCCGCAGGAAACCCTAGCCGGATACTATACGGGAATGGACGTTCTTCTAGCGACGTCTTACGGAGAAGGCTTCGGAGTGCCGTCGGTGGAAGCGCAAGCCTGCGGAACCCGGGTTATTGGTTCTTCTTGGGCAGCTACTCCAGACCTTCTTTCTGAAGATTCTTTCCTAGTGGAAGGCCAGCCTTCTTGGGATTCAGGTCAGGACGCGTGGTGGCAAATTCCGAACGTGCCTTCTATCGTCGCAGCTCTCGAAGAAGCTTACAAGCTAGGCAAGGGCCGTTCGCAGGTAGCAATCGACTTCGCTTCAGACTTTGACGTGGATAAGGTTTGGACTAAGTATTGGTTGCCAATTCTTCGGGAGAAATTCGCCTAATGATTCCAGTTCTAGGCTTCGCCGTTTACAGTCAATTCGACAAGGCAGATAGATTACTAGCTTCGATAGATTACCCGGTTAGACACTTGGTAATCATTGATAATTCTCAAACTCAAAACTGGGAACCAAAGAAACCTGAATCTGTAGAGTTTTTCTTTGTCTTGCGAATGCCTTATGGAATCGGTTTGATTGGAGCTTGGAACTTAGTAATCAAGTCTACGCCTTACGCGCCCTACTGGGTTTTGATAAATGATGACGCTTGGTTCGAACCCGGGGCATTACAGACAATCGCGGAACAAGCCGACCCAGAAGCTCTAAACTTCGTAGACATTATTCCCGAATGGTCTTGTCTGGTATTTGGAGAAGGCGCAATCGCTAAAGCTGGACTTTATGACGAACGTTTCTATCCGCTCTACTTCGACGATAACGACCTTCACCGCAGAATGATAAAAGCTGGAGTAAAAGAAAAACGAATCCCGGCAAAGATTCACCACGAAAATTCTTCAAGCCTAACCGGAAAGAGCAACGAAAATAATCGAACCTATGACGCTAACAGAAAGCTAATGGACAAGAAGATAGCTGAAGAAGATTTCTCTCCGGGCTACTGGGACTTGACTATTCGAAGGGCTAACCGTTGGGACTAACCGTTTACACCGGGGGAACCTTTGACCTTTATCATTCCGGACACGCTAACTTCTTAGCTCGTTGCGCTGAGTTAGGTCAGGTAATCGTTTCCCTAAACACGGACGAATTTATCGAAGCCTACAAAGGCAAGCGTCCGGTCATTAGCTACGAAGAAAGACGCGCGGTTCTTCTTTCTTGTCGTTCGGTATCCGAAGTGATTCCTAACTACGGCGGCGCAGATTCTAAGCCCGCTATTGAAATGACAGCCTCGG